GACTCATCAAACTGTAGTCCAATTTGACTTAACTGTAACAGGGCTTGGCTACGCATTTCGTCATTGTAAGTGTACCCGCGCCAATTGCTACGAGTAGCATACCGCTCGCACAGTTTCATAAACATGTGTGCTAACTTGTTAGTCATTTGTCCGTGATCCCTGCTGAAGTTTCCGGTATCCAATGGACCTTTCCAGTGACTTTTGCCCACACAGACTGGTTTTCCTTCGGCATCTACTTTGTAATGTTGGAATGGAGGAAAGTTGCATTTGACATATTTGGTATTGCCAGCAATATCTAATTCGTCATCGTCGTATTCACTACGGGGAATGGCACCTTCTTCGTCTTCCATGGCTTTTACTGCGGCTTTTCGGCTTTTGACATCATCAATTGGAATGTGATCCCAGGTCATGACTCGAAATACCACATCTGTATCAGCAATATCTTTGAGTTTGATTTCAAACTCATCTAACTTACGTTTTGTGCCGTCGGCAGTGGCTGCTTCGTGTGCCAACTTGGCCAACCTAAGGGCACGATTTTGGCGAGCTTCTTTGATATTCTTTTTGTTAATTTTATTGACATCCGGAATAATCATATCGTAATCGGCATCTTTCATATCCAAAAATTTACAATATGTATTCTTGCTCTTGTGTATTTCTTTTAATATGTCTTTGTTATTAAGATAATTGTGTCTCACCGGTAAATCCTTATAAGTTAGCGTATACTAACATATTTAAAACAATAATGTCAACCTTTTTAAAACATTTTTATTATAGTAGCCGTTTATTTTACTAATAAATACTACATAATAGGGAACAGATATGCCAGTAAGGCCAACTCAATCAGTGGGACAAATAGTTACTAATGCAACAGCCGCTGCTTTGGGCGTTGCAAATACCAATAGCCGTCAATCTGTTGACAGCATGTTTACCTATACACTTAATTCTCAAGCTGCCCCGACAGTTAAATTTCCTGGTGAAGCAACTGATTGGCGAGTACGAATAACTCTACCTAATGCTGCCAAGTACTTTTACAATGATACAACCAACAATTTGTTATCTGTATTAAATACCAGCTCAGACAAACAAATAGTCAAACAAAGTGCTTCGTCGGGTAGCAGAGTAGCAAATGCATCTGCACAAATACCCGACACTGCTAGAATTGGTGTAGTATTTCCTTATACTCCAACAGTTGCGGTAACACATACTGCCAACTACACACCTCAAAAATTAACACACAACAACTACGCCCAATATTTTTACGATAGTTCTGAGGTACAACCTATCAATATTACTGCTGAGTTCACCGTACAAAACATAAACGAAGGCAAATATTTGCTGGCCACTATATATTTTTTCAGGAGCTTGACCAAAATGTTCTTTGGGCAAGACGGAAATGCTGGTGTAGCTGGGCAACCGGCAGCTGGAAATCCTCCTCCTATTGTGTATCTGAACGGATACGGGCAATACTATTTGCCCAATGTTCCTATAGTGATAACCAGTTTCCAACATACCATGCCTGCAGACTGTGATTACATTAACATACCAGACCCAGCAGACCCAAATGCCACACTGAGCAGTTACGGAACTCGTTTGCCAACAACAAGTTCGATATCGTTAACAGTACAACCAGTCTATAGTAGATTGGCACAGAGTCAAGGCTTTAGTCTAAATGATTTTGCTGCAGGAGCATTAATTAATAATGTTAATTCTGGATTGCCAGCAACAGTATTTGGCGCATCAACTCCTGGTGCAAACAATGTAAAAACCAAATTTACAAACGGTGGATTCCTATAATGTCAATAGCATACGCAAAGACTAGCCCTTACTACAATACCACTACAAAGGGATTTTATTTGGATGTCTGGAACGGTATAACAATACCACCAGACATAACAGATGCCCTGTATCAAATTGATAGCCCGTATAATCGTCGACCTGATTTACTTGCATACGATATGTATAAAGATACAGGACTTTGGTGGGTATTTGCTGTGCGCAACCCAGATGTATTACTAGACCCGTTGTTAAATTTTGTAACAGGCACAGTAATCTATGTTCCCGCACGTACAACAGTGCAACAAGCACTAGGAATTTAATCAATGCCAGTTTCAGCAAATTCAACGTCGGGCGCATCAAACCGCCAAATGGCAAAAACTCAATTGATACCTAATCCATTGTGGGCTTATGCATCGTCTACTTATGCTTGGAGTTTATGGTATTTGAGCACAACAGATATAAACAGTTTGATGGAATTGCAAGATGTTGGGTCAGCTAATGGCTGGAGCCCGACCACAGTTAATACAGCAACTAATCCCAATGGGCGAACAACAGATACCAGTTTTGTAGTTGCTGAAGATTCGGGTCTGTATCCCAATTATCGTGTTCCTGGATTTCCAGTTAACTACAACATTCAATCAGTTGAGTTTGATACAACTTTTTCGCATCTTGCACAGTTTAGAAGCAGTAATTCTATTATTGGCACTATGAAAATATTAGAACCTTACGGGGTTACATTCCTGGAATCATTGATATCAGCGTCATATAATCCAAACTCAAAAACATATGTACCTTACACCCAAGCCCCATACATGCTTCAATTGGAGTTTTTTGGGTATGACGATAATGGCGAGTTAATATCACCTACTGCAGCAACACAACTTAAAAAACGATTTCCTATTAGGTTACTACAATGCAAGGTACAACTTACCAAAGCTGGGGCAGAATACACGATTAAATTTTGTCCTTGGGGACACCAAGGATTTGATAATATCTACGGAAAACTCCCCAAGGCAGTTAATATAAAAGGTGGAACAGTTGGCGAAATACTCTCTGACCTAGAAAGTCAATTAAACACACATTACGTTAACGATCAAAAAATTGCTCAAAATGCAGCCTACGCTGATCAGTATAAGTTTAAAATAGATCCTAAGATTGCTACTTCCCCTATTGTAAATAATCCAACACTGTCTCAGAGTGATCCCAACTCTGACACATTAGATTTCTCTAAGAAAAATATTCCTATTTCTGCAGGAACTGAAATATTGGCAATACTTGATAGGCTCTTTGCCCAAGCAGGCTATTTAATTCAAGACCAACTACAACTTGGGACAACAAGCAGTCCGGGATCTAGTACAGATACTGCAAATCAAGGCAACCCAGTTAAGATTCTTAGAACTCAAGTATCTGTTCAGTTACAAGGAGTACAGAACAGCAAAGACAGTTCGCCTGCTCCTGGAGTAGTAGATCCAATAAAAGGTAAGTTTCCTTTTTTAATTACATACGCCATTGGTCCATATTCTAGTTATAAGTCAGAAAGTTATTTGATTGGGTCGTTAGCAGATAGTACGCCAATTACAATTAAACAATATGATTATTTGTATACCGGACAAAATATTGATGTAATTGATTTTAAATTAGATTTTGATATGGCATACTATAATGCTGCTTTGGGTTATACCGCTGCTATTGCAGGTCAGACTCCAACTAAAGATTCTTCAGTAAACACAGTTGAATCAGCTGAGGGATCGTTTAAACCAACGATTACTGCTATAACATTGGGGTACGATGCATTTAAAACTGCACCAAATTTGACACCTTTGCCTACTCAATTTTTAGTAACTGATTTGGCTAAAACGTCCGGCGGCGGGATTAGTAATGATCCTAGCGGACAAAAAGGATCAGATGTATTGGCTTCTATATACAGCAAAGCACTAGGCGATATGATCAAAGTCAATTTGGAAATACTTGGTGACCCAGTATGGATCAAGCAAGATGATTGGTTGTACGTTCAAGACCCTACAAATACATCTAGCCCTTACAATCAATGGGACCAGGCCGCTTGGTCGCAAGATAAGTTTTTTGCCAAGTACGGTCACGTAAGAACAGATGTAAGTGATCTAGTAGTGACATTAAACATTAACACACCGGTTGATCTTGATCTTGACGCTGGGGTACAAAACGGAGGAAATGCTGGATTAATGTATCCGAATCCTGGTAGTCGTCCGTCGACGTTCAGTGGACAATACCGAGTCATTATGGTAAAAAACATATTTAAAAATGGTAAATTTACACAAGTATTAACCTTAGTAAGATATGTAAATTCAGATTTAATCAAAGCATACTATAATAATATAATCAAAACTGGGCAATCAAACAGTGGAGGATAATCAATAAATGGCAACAACTTCAACTAGAAAATCGGGCCCTTCAGCAGGAGCAATAGCTGACAAGACATCAGGATTTACAGTAAGTCCTGGTCCTTATGAAGCCATAGTGCAAGGGCATGTCAAAGGCAGCAGAATGGGGCAATTGATTGTTACTATTCCAGACTGGGGAGCAGGTGCAAATCCATATGATGCAACTGATGAAGGCGAAGGTGACAGTGCAAAATCAAATCAACTTACTGTAAGTTATGCTAGTCCCTTTTATGGAGTAACTTATAATTCTTTAACAGGCGATGCTCCTAACACTCCACAGACAGCGGGACAAAGTTACGGCATGTGGTTTGTACCTCCTGACATTGGCAACACAGTATTAGTGACATTTGTGGGCGGTGATACGTCAAGGGGCTATTGGTTTGGTTGTGTTTACAATAGTCCCAGCCATCATATGGTTCCAGGCATTGCCAGAAATATAGGAACCAATACTGCCACACCGCCGGACAGCGATGGCTTGAGCGGTAAAATTAACAAATCAAATATCAATAACATGCCGGTAGTTGAATATGATATTAGTGATCCTAATGCATTTACCGACGGCTTTAATACAACTCCGAGATACCCGCACGAATATCAGGCATCTATACTGATCAATCAGGGACTAGACCAAGACAAAGTCAGGGGAGCAATCAGTTCCAGCAGTCTACGAGAATCGCCTAGCAATGTTTATGGCATCAGCACCCCGGGACGTGCATTAGGCAACAAATCGCAAGATTCAAATCAACCACAGGCGGTGTACTTTAGATCTGGTGGACACAGTTTTGTTATGGATGACGGGGCAGATGGCACAGGGCAGGATCCAGAAGGGACAGATCAGCTGATCAGATTACGTACTGCCAGTGGACATCAAATCTTAATGAACGATACAGAGAATGTGTTGTATATTGCTGGCGCATCTGGGGCGCAATGGATAGAGTTCAGTGCAGATGGCAGTATAAATGTATTTGGTGCAGCAGGTATCAACATGCGCAGTGAAGGCCCTATAAACATGCATAGCGATGCCAGTATTACATTAGACAGTCCTCATATAGCAATCAATGCCTTGCCATCGACTAAACTGCCGCCTAGTGCACTGGGCGCATTGGGAATCATACCTACTATCAACATAAAGAGTATGGGCAAAATGTCTGTGGGTGCTGCATTGGCTGCTGATTTTTCTTCGGCAGCCGCATTGAGTATAGCAGCTCCTGTTGCAGTAAATGTATCAAGCGCCGGGGCAGTAAATTTAGGAGGACAAGCAACTACAGTCTTAACATCTGCTGCGGTGGTAATTTCTGGAACTACATCAACACAAATATCAGGCGGTGTTGTAGGATTAAACTGTGTTCCAGCAGTTCCTGTGCCTAAAATTCCTACTACCTTTATACCACCTATTCCTCATACATTACAAGATACCGTATTAAATGGGTCCAACTGGCAAAGTGTCAGCAGTAGTTTATTAACAACAGTATCAGTGGCACCTGCACATGAACCCTGGGTTGGATCAGACGGCAAATCAAGACCTAAAGCTGCAGGTGGATTAGCTGGCTTGGCAGCAGGAGCACTATTAGGTGGAGTAACTTCTTCCTTGACGCAAACTGCTGCATCTACCATAAACTCAGCAACTACTGCTGTTACAGATTCGTTGCCTTCAGTATCATCAATAGTACCTAAATCATGATAACAAAAATAGATCCTGGGCTACAAAGTACAGTTGGCATATCGCCCCAGACACCTTTGCCTGTGTCTTGGTTGGGACTGCCAACAGCACCACAAGTTCATCCGCACTGGGCATCTACTTACGTGTTAACTCCTGACCAAACTACAAACCTATTAGCACAAATTGGTTACGACAGCAGCGGATGGAACAACGGGTTAATTGGCAACAACAACCAACTTGGGCGCTATCAAATTTCAACTGTAGTATTAGAAAACTACGGATTATTGGCTGCAGGATCGAATGCATATTATGGCACAGATTGTATATACTATAGACATTGTTGGCAACAAAATGTAATACCTAGAAGCAACGGCAACGGCAACTATGCTTATAATATAACCAACTATGTTGATTTTTTAAACAATCAATCTGCACAAGATCACTTAGCATATCAACTATTGTTTGACATAAATGTAGCATTAAGTCAAAACGGAGCGTTAACATCAACCGACACCGAAGACATCATTGCTGGTATGATGTATGTTGGATGGCAACTAGGTACAGGCATCGGATCAGGATACCAGTACCCGTCAGGGTCGGGAGCATGGGCATGGAGATATCATGCCATTGGCGATGGTGTTAATGCATATGTTAGTGGCCGTTATTCTGTAGTTATTTTAAGTCAATAAATACTATTATGAGTACATACCGCGGATTTAGCACATTACAAAATTACAAAACGTATACTCTTACGGATTTTCAGTTGGCTCAACAAGACCTTATTAACTATTTTAGTATTAAAAAAGGTGAAAAGTTGATGCAACCAAATTTTGGAAGTGATATATGGGCTACATTATTTGAACCATTAGACGAAACAACACAGGCCATAATCACCGCTGACATCAATAAAATAGTTAACTACGATCCAAGATTAGCAATAACAGAAATTAATGTGACTAAACAAAACAACGGTTTCTTAATTCAAATGAATATCAGCTATGTTCCTACGGATGAAACTGCAACAATTTTATTAAACTTTGACCGCAATAGTCAGACATTAACCACTGGTGCAAGTAACCCAATTACAGGTGCGTTGATCGGTTGATATACTACCGCTAATTAACTGGCCATATTATAACCTAAATAAATACTGTATATAGGTAAAAAATATGGCACAAACCACACGTCAATCAAGTCTACTAGTAAACCAAGATTGGACCAAAGTCTATCAAGCGTTTACTAACGCTGACTTTACTAGTTACGATTTCCAAACTCTGCGCAATAGTATGATCAACTATTTGCAGACTTTTTACCCAGAGACTTTTAACGACTTCTTAGAAAGCAGTGAGTATCTAGCACTCATTGACATGATTGCTTTCTTGGGGCAAAGTCT